ATCTTGGCAAAGATTAAGAAGTGGAAATAGCAATGAGTCTCAAGCTATACAAGGTGCATTTGGCTTAGCGCCATCAAGGGGATGAAATGGATACTTTTAAATTTTGTGCCTTGCAAAATGGTTACGATTTCACTGTTGGCAATAATGTACGGCAACAACAGCTTGAAGGGGGCTTGCCTCGTCAAGTTGTTAAGTTTGTAGGTGCTGCTCATAAAGTAACTGTACAGGTTTCACTTAAAGATGGTTTAGAACGTCAGTTATTCTGGGCATTTTGGCGTTTAAATCAAACCAAGCTATGGCTTTGGAAGTTAATTCTTGATAATGGGGGGCTTGAGGATTGCATTTGTCAATTTGATGCGGATAGCGTTCCAACAGAGTCATACATTAATGGAAAGGTGAGAAGAATGCAGTTTTCAATTTTTGTTAAACCAATTGTTCGAGATCCTGATTTTGACCGTTGGCTTATTGATATGTGGCAAAATGGGAAAATTAACACGATTCAGGATTTGGAAAAAATTCCGAATGTCTGGATGCCTGCTGCAACGGGGGTGTAAATGCAAATTTCTGAAGATATGCTCAATGTGCTTGATCAATCCAGTGGTCCATTTGGTTTGATTGAGTGTGTTGAGATCAGTCATTCAAAATGGTCGTCTGTTCAACGTTTTGTAACCAATTCAAATTTGAATCTGGTGCTCAAGCATGAAGATGGTCAAAGCTTTGAATATGTTTTTGCACCACTGAATATTTCTAAAACTGCTGAAAGTGGCAACTTGGATCAAGGTCTACATATTAAAATCGGTGATGTTGGGGAGCTAATACCTGACTTGATAGATTTAATACTTGATGATGAAGATATTGAGTTGCCCAAGGTGAATTATCGAGCATATTTTATTGGGCAATATGATTCACCTGTTGTTGTTGCACGTGCATTAGATTTAGAAAGTATTACCCGGGACTGGAAAGGTTCTGAGTGTGAAGTTGTTGCACCAGGACTAAACGACAATGGCAACGGTGAAGTCTATTCAGCGAGCACTGATCCGAGTTTAATAAGTTTCTACTAATGAATGATTTATTTAACTGTGTCTATGACAAGCAAAGATTTCACTGTGTCCATTTCGTGATAAAAGCTGCTCAATCGCTGTATCATAAAGATTATTCATCCAGTTTTATTGGTTTGACTGATTCGCTTGATCAGGCATTGCAGACATCACGAAATACAGTGATTCAAAATAAACGTTTAGAAAAGCCGATTGATGGTTGCATCGTCCTGATGACCTACTTTAACAGAAGCTCACATTGTGGGCTTTTTTTTCGTCAACGAATTTTTCATTTGTGTGAAGCTGGAGTACAGCGGATCACATTAGAGCAAGCAAAACCAATTTATAAAAGGATTCGTTTTTATGAGCCAAATCTTAATCATACATAATGCTTTAGATCAGCATGAAAACGAAACGATTCAGTCTGATAGCGTGTTGAAAACGTTTCTAGAAATTCGTGTCAAACATCCGCAGGCACGCATTTTTAAAGGGCATCAACCTTGTGCTGAAACAGATGTGACGCCAGCACGTGATGATAAGCAGGCAATAGCACGACTGCTTGAATCAGATGAAGATTTTTCGATTGTCACTTATCCAGGTGAATTTGCTTCAGCGGTGACTTGGATTGCGACAAAGCTTTTGGGGCAGGCTGTAAAATCTTTGGTAAAAATGCCAAAGATTAATAATGGTACTTCAACAGGCTCCAGTAATAACAACCTATCTAATCCAGAAAACAAACAACGAATCAAAGAGCGTGTGCCTTATATTTTAGGCGCTCCAAAAGCGATTCCTGATTTATTTGCAAATCCTGTACGTTATTTTCAAAATGGCATTGAGGTTGAAGAGTTATTGCTGTGTGTAAGTGAAAATCCCGTTAGGCTTTCAAACTTTAAAGAGGGGGATACGCCAGTCCAAGAGATTTCTGGAAAATCTATCACTGCATATGGATTAAATCAAAGCATTATTGGAACAGATAACATTTTTAAATGGGGTGATACATTTACTGATCCACCATTGGTCGCCAAACAAAATAATTCTGTAAATGGTCAAACGTTGCTTTCACCGAATTCAACACGTTCAGAGAATTCAGATATTTATTTTCAATATCCAAATCTGATTAAGTGTCTAGACTCAAGTACAGTTGATGATTTTGAAGATTTTAATATCAATGAGACGATTATTATTGAGG